TCTCGACGCCAAAGCGTCTGTTTGACAACGCTAGTACCTCCTTTCTCGTTGTCGCTTGGACTCGTGAAGCCTGCCGTCGTTGAAGCCGATGTTGTAGAACAGCCAGTAGTTGACGAACACAATGACCAACGTGATGATCTCGTGTGTGTTCATCGCCGTGATCGCCTACGTTCCAGCCAGAACGACAGGTTTTCGAGGATTACTAGCCCCAAGACCATCCCGCCGAAGAAGCCTACGGCGAACAGAAGAAAGCTCATCGCCTTGCTCCGGCCCCTACGCCGATCAGAAGTAGCACGAGCAGCAGAATGATCGCCACGCTTGTGCTCATCGCTTCACCGGGACGATGAAGTTGCCGTTCGGCGTCAACCTGACCGCCTTGCGCTCGTTGTTGCTGGTCGGAAGCTCCAGCATTTGACGGCGCGTCTCCTTGTTGAGGCCGAGTTCCTCGTCGGTGAGGTGGCCTGTGTCGAGGTTGATCCTACGCATCATCTGCACCTTTCTGTTCGGCCCACTTCTTCAAACGCGGGCAGTAGTTACAGGACGTGGGATCATAAGTACATGTCCCACAGGGATCAGCGTCCGGCTGTTCGTCGCCGGGATCGCTGTCAACGATGGGCTTACCTGCTGTGCAGCCGAAGCACTCTCCACAGCGGCACATCAGAAGCACGACCTGTCGAACACCGGGGTCGGTTCGGGGTAACGAGTGTGTAGCCGTTTTACGATGGCAACACGCCACGCATAGGTCAGTTGCCCACCATCGTCGGTGTGATCCAGCTTGATAGCAGGCCAGAACCCGTGATGCTTGGCCGCCTGTTCGTACTTGCTGCCCGGAATACGATAGGACGGCAGGCCTAGGGGCTCCAATCCCCGCTCGAATCCGCCGAACAACTGTCCCAAGATGCAATCGGTGCCGCTGTTGATGTGCAGCTTGTCCAGGTCGATGAGTTCCTCCCAACTAGGCATCATGCGATCCAACAGGCGAGCACCTGCTTCCACACGCCGCTCAACGCTGCCGTACTCGACGTGGAATTGCCCTGTGTCGAAGTCGAAATCGGACAGTTCATCATCCAACTGCGCCACAGCCCACGCTACCTCGCTGAAAGCGTCTCTCACACGTTCTCGACTGTTGAGGTTGTCGAGTTGCTCGTACTCCTTCGAGAACAGCCTGCGATAGGCTGTCATCGCTTGTTCACCCACCAAAACGCCACCACACAGGCAGCGATGCTGGTAAACAGGTAGCCCAGAGCAACCCTCTCGATGGTATTCACGACAGGTCGATCCCCAACTCAGCCGAAGCCGTGGGATCGGGCTTGACGTACACGGCCCACTCCCTGCTGACGCCTGTGCCGGGGTAGAAGCCCTCGACCACGTTGTTCACGTCCCAGGCCACGAAATCGGCCTGCTCCATGTGCTCCTGTTGGAACACCTGAGTGGGTGTCCACTCGCTGTAAGCGGCCTCGATCTCAGCCTGCTTACGCGCCTGCTCCCGCGCCTCCTGTGCACACGTTCGCACATGGCGCTCCTTCGTGTTGCGAGGGAAGTCGGTGAACGACCGACCCCGCGTGGTGCTCTGTGCCATGCGGCACCTCCTGTTAGCCCCTGTCTTGTGCAGGGGTTATGGGTGTGGCGGGGACTCGAACCCCACACTCGGTACAACAGGCCGTTCCGCCTCGCAAGGTTTCTGCGACCCAATCCGCGTGCGTTTCCACACAACACACCCATCAGCCATAACGCTGGACGTAGGACTTGCCATTTTGCAAGCCATGTCCAGGCTGAAGCGCACACAGCGGCATGACCCGGTTGTGTACGCGCTTGTGCCCGCCTTCTGTTCCCAGGCTCGGGCCGCACCCGGATAGGGCATCTTTCAGCCCCCATGGTGGTACGGAAAAGCGCACCCGGTTTGACCCAAGGTGCGCTCGTGTTGGTGCTGTGTTAGTTCTTCTCGGCGATGACCTTGCCGCCGCCGATGTCCTCCGTGATCGTCCAGACGAACGTGCCCGCCTTGGAGGTGTGCCGGAAGGACTTGCCGACCTTGACGGGGTAGCCGAGGTAGGTCAGCGTGGACTTCTTCCACACGCTGCCGTCACTCTGACCCGCGTTCCTTGCCCGCCGAGTGGTGCGCTTGCTGGCCTTCTGCGTGGGCCTGTTGGCCTTGCGAGGCTTGGCGACCTTCGGCTCTGCGACGACCTTGATCTCGTTGGAGATCAGGGACACGCCAAGCTGCTCAGCGAGCAACTCCAGCAGCCCCATCGCCGCGCTGTTGTCGATGTCCAGGTTGGAACCATCGACGATCCGCTCTGCGGCGACCTGAGCCGTCTCCGCCCGCTTGTTCCGCCGCGCCTTGCGGGGTGCGGTGGCGTCCTCGCCGAGCTTCTCGGCGCAGAAGTGCTGGAACCGCTCCGTCCTGTCCATCTCCATCAGCATCTCCAGCTTCTCGCTGGAGTACTCCCCAAGGGGGCCGCCTGCCTGGGCCGCTGCTGCCAGCTTGCCCATGTAGGTCTTGAACTGCTGGTTGACGCTCGAAGCCGACATGATCGACTCCTTCCTGCCTGTTTACAGGCAGAGTCCCGGTCATAGATGCCGGGGTATCCGTGTGTGATGGGACTCGAACCCATCCAGGTCTGGGGGAACACGTACGTAATACGCGCCCGTTCCCTAACTGCGCACCGCTGTATGCACACACACGTTGAGGTGTTACTTTCGCGGTTTCAGACGGTACCATGACGGCATCGGTATTGCCTTGCGAGCGCAAGTGCTTGTGCACGTTCCCTTCGCCTGTGCGGATAGCCCTGCTCGCTCCCGTTCCCTAACTCGTTGAGGTCTGGGGGAAAGCCACAGGGGACACAGGCTTGGCGTCTCCACGCACACTTGCCCTAGCCGTCCACGTCTGTCGGCGCATAATCCACGCGAGGGTTTGAGTTAGCCGTCTGCGGCCTGAACCCCGCCTTTCTCGCTGCGGTGCCGTCCCCAGGACTTTGGGCATAGCTCGGTCCTGGATACGCATCCGTGTCATGACGCAGCCGCCCTACGCCCCTAAGCTGGCGGCCACTACGAGGCGCAAGCATTATGCGCTAGCCTGTGCCTCTGCCCATTCGCGCTGTCCCCTACGGCTGCGGGCACCTTCCGTCCCGAACCATGACCCGTAGGCTTATCCAGCGCCCTAGAGTGAGGTGCGCAGGGTTTCGCAACCGCGCTCACACTCTGGCCTGAGTACGTCCACCCATGCGATTGGGCAGCGTTCACTTCGGCGGGCTATGTACCCCTGCGGATGATGCGGGGGCTTGGTGGCACCGCGTCCGGGTCATCACTCCCGATTGCGGGCTATCTGCGGCGGGCTTGCCGTCGCCGACCGACTATGCCTGCCGACCATCCGGTTCCACATCGGTAGAAACTACTGATTCGATATCCGTAGAAACTACTGATCTTGAAATCGAAAAGTGCCTATTTGCAGGGATTTTGCGGATCGTATGCGAGCGGGTGACGCAGGCGTATGCATGACCGCATGACGTGGCCGCATGATGCGCTTGCGCCGATTTCGGCCCCTATGGGCCGCCCTGCGTATGCGCCTTGCGAAGCCGCGCGGGGAACTGTGCGCCGACATGTGCGTGTATGCGTCATGTGCGTGTATGTGCAAGCATGTGCGCATGTGCGAGGGCCGATCCTGCGCGGGAGCGGGTTTGAGCGGGTCTGAGCAGGGGGAGATTTGGCCCTGTTCGAGCAACGGCCCTGGGCAGAACGCCGACAGCAGGGGACTGTGACGGCCCAAGCCTTGTACGTGTGGCCGCCCATGCACGCGCATTATGCACTCATGTGTGTGTACGCATGTGCGTGCGTGTGCGCGAGGAGGATTGTGCGTGTGAAAAGTCTGTGAATTGCACGCATTTACTTGTTCAAACACACACACTTTGTGACCTCAACAGGAGCGAACGTCAATCCCCCGTTGACCAGTACTTGCGCATAGGGGTAATGCGACAGGAACAGGCTTTGTTACTAAGGTTTCGAGCCATCTGCACGTCAAAAAACGCCATCTCCACACGTTTGTGACTACCCCTTGTTACCCCATGTTGGCGTTCGTCACTCACAGAGAAGGACAGGTCAAAGACCGATTTTGAAAATATTTCTCAAAAAAGGTTGTCAAGGAGGGGGGTACCGTACGTCTTTATATATAGAGACTTCTTTTGTGGACTATCCTCCACTAACGTCCCTACGCTCTTGACTTTGCTTTTAAACGAGTCCACGATAGTGGATCAAAGACCACGCACAGACACGCACAGACCTTACAAGGAGAAGTTTTGGCCGTTTCAGTTACAGACGTAGACAAGGGCTCTACCCAGGGAAACACCAATTTCTCGGTAGGGAAAGTCACCTTCGACTCCTCATATCCCACTAACGGTGAGGCGCTCGTCCCTGCAGATTGCAGGCTGACGCGCATCGACTACATGATTATCGCTCCCTCAGCCGGATATGTGTTCGAGTACGTTGTCTCCACCAACAAGGTCAAGGCCTATTGGAGCGGGACAGCAGGCGCAGTCATGGCGGAAGTTACCAATGCAACCGATCTTTCCGCTGTTTCAGCCTATTTCATCGCATTTGGCAAGTAACGTCTCACAGTTCGGGGGCCTCGACCAGCACGAAACAGCACAGTTTTCGGCGGCGCTGGCCCCCAATCCTCTTCATTGCAGCGATGCAGTCCCGAAAGGAGGTGCACATGGCTGCGGTTTACGACTTCACCCTTGACGCGGGGGCCGATACTGTCGTCACTTACACGTACAAGGACGCGGCAGGCCAGCTAATCAACCTGACCGGCTATTCCGCCAAAATGGAGCTTAGATCAGCGCCAGGGGGCACTTTGGGGCTGCAATTGTCCACTTCCAACGGCAAGATCGCGCTCGGAGGGGCCGCTGGCACAGTCACAGTCACCTTCTCCGACACCGATTCCATCACTCTGACGCTGCCTTCCTACGCATACGACCTAGAGCTTACCAGCGGGGGCGGCTTAATCACAAGACTCGTCCAAGGCACAGTCACAGTTAGCCCGGAGGTTACTCAGTAATGCCCGAAATCTACGGAAAAGGGCCGCTCCGCGAGGCTTCTATCAGCGCCGTCGTTATCCGCGCAGACGGAAGTATTGAGGACCTCGGCCAAATCTCTTACTGGCACAAGAACCCCCTTCGTCGTTGGGCCTGGAGCATCAAGAAAGGGTATAAAGCATGGCGACATTCGTAACTGATGCGGGCCTCGACATCACGACCAACCGCATTAAGGGGTCCGGCACAGAGCCTCTCAACATCGGGTGGGGAACGGCTGCTGGCACCACAGCCCGCTCCGATACCACTCTCTTCACCGAGAAACTGGTCGATCTCACCACCTCAGCGGGGACAGACCACACGGTGGGCACAAGCTCTAGGCAGACCACCAACACCACCAACGACACCTATCAGGTGACGGGGACCAGGACCGCTACGGGAGCCGGTACGGTGACCAACGCGGGCCTATTTGATGCTGCTTCGGGCGGAAACCTCTACCTGAAGGGCGATTTCACCGGCATCGGCCTCTCTTCAGGGGACTCTATCGCCTTCACGATCAAGGCCGTTTACGACAACTAAATGGCTGCTGTAAGCCTTCTGGGGTCGCTGTTCAACACCACCTCAGGCACTCACACCGTTACAGCCACCCCTGCCGTTGGTGATCTCATCGTCATCATCGCTGCGAACACAGGCTACACAGGCACAGTTCTCCCGACCGACGACAACTCGGATGGGAACGGCACCTACACGTTGGTAAACACCAATACGAAGGCCTCCGGCGCTGACACGTTGCAGATGTACGTTCGGGACAAGCTGATTGGCTCGGCCACCTCCACTATCTTCTCCCATGCCCCCGGAACCACTACGGGTGGAGGCATTGGCGTTGTGAAGATCACAGGTATGACGCGGGCCGGGAGCCTTGCCGTACGACAGTCGGCGGTTGAGTCGGGTGGTGCCGGACAGAAGCCCGTCCCGACGTTCGGTGTGGCTGCGACCGGCTCCAACCCCCTCGTCGGTTGCGTGTTCGATGCATCCAACCCGGCAGGAGAAACACAGCCTGCAACATGGGATGCCGAACTTCTCGATACGGGGTGGGCTACTCCAACCGCTGGCATCCAGATTGCGAAGGACGACACCGGCAACACCGGCACCACGCAACTGTGGGCTGTCAACTCGCCTACCGCGTTCTGCGATATAGCGGCGGAGTTCGATTCTACGGCAGCACCCCCAAGCGATGCTCCTAGTGAACGTCGTCGTAGACGTCAACGAGTACTACAAAGGATGGTTTAAATGGGACCAGGACGCCCGTATATCGTCACCTGGGACGCTGCTACGGCGGTCACCACGGCTATCGACATCTTCGAGATTCTGCCCGGTGATGATAAGCCTGTGTTCCTTGACGAATTGACAATTTGGCAGACTTCTGACTTCAAAGACGCTGAGGACGAGGTTCTGCAGATCCAGATTATCACCGGCTACACAACCTCGGGTTCGGGCGGCTCAGCCTCCCCGCTAGTCGGCAAACTGAATCCGAACGATTCGGCAGCCACTTTCACCGCAGAATGCCGTAACACGACGGTTGCTACCACAGGTACAGCCAACATCGTGCACGCAGACGGTTGGAATGTGCGTTCCCCGTACATCTGGACGCCTAATAGTCCTGCATTCATCCCCTATGGGACGCAGGCTGCTCCTCTCTATGTGCGTCTCCCGGCAGCGCCCGCCGACTCATTGACCATGAATGCGGCGATCAAAGTACGCGAAATCGGGTAATACGGCGTGGCTATTGTCCGCAGTACGAGGCAGCCCAATCGCCTCCGTCAAAGCCGTGCTCGTAGGACGGTTTTCTCGGGTGGGGCAGGAGCCATCTTCAACCAGGCGCTCACGGCCACAGTCACATCCACAGCATCTATCGTCAAAAGCGTGGGTAAGGTCCTCAGCGCCACAGTTACGACTACTGCTAGCATGGTTAGGTCTGTGGGGAAGATCCTCTCGGCCACAGTCACGACCACGGCCAGCATCGTCAAGCGTGTGAACAAGGCACTATCGGCCACTGTTACGACCACAGCCTCTCTTGTTGCAGCCAAGATCGTCGCCAAGGCTCTTACCGCTACCGTCACTACGACGGCCAGCATAGTCAAGAGTGCAGGCAAGATCCTCTCGGCTACAGTGACCACTACGGCCACGATTGTTAAGCAGGTGGGCAAGAAACTGACGGCTACAGCCACGGTTACCGGCGTTCTCTCGGCTACCCGAGCCTTCCTGCTCACCCTGACGGCAACTGCCACTACCACAGCCTCCATCCTGCGGGCGATCACCTTCAAGGCGGCATTGACTGCCACAGTCACTACGACTGCCAGCATCCTCAAAAGCGTGGGGAAGACGGTTACGGCCACAGTCACTACGACAGCCACCATCACCAAGAGCGTAGGCAAGACTATAGCAGCAACGGCCACTAGCACGGCCTCTGCCGTAAAGTCTGTAGGCAAAATCGTCGCGGCAACAGTCTCTACGACGGCCAGCATGGTCGCTCAGTGGCTCATCATCCCACCGGGGATCAAGGTAGTCATCACCAAGGCCCCGGCTATCGCTTCCGAGATAACGCACGTAGTACTTGCGCCCGTTATCACCGCAATGCAGGCACTCGGACTCTCCATCTTTGGTCGTTCGAGCAACCCCGTTGTGATCGTACAAGACGATCCTCCCTCAACCGACATCAACAAAGAATAGGAGGCCCATGAGGTTCCTCACCAAATACCTCCCAACCGTACCCACGAAGGTACGCTTTGGGATCGCATACGCCTCTTTGGGCTTCTGCGTGGTCGCATTCACGTTCGCATTCGCTATACAACTCGGTGCCTCGGGGCCCAAATCTGTTGTCGCTAAAGCCGCTGTAAAAGTGCAGGTGGCGAAGCCACAGGGCCCTGAGGGATCAACCGCTGCTCTCCAGTTTGCCCGAGAAGCACAGGGAACAGCCAACGCCTATGCAATTCAGGCGGGGGCACCCGAGCGGGTCAACAACATGATCTGCGTGATGGGTGATCCCAACGACTTCTTCTGCGCCTACTGGCTCACAGGCCACGGCACACCCCGTTGTATGGGGCTGATGCTGAGTAAGGGGCCGGAGGGCATTACGGTCACCAACAAGAAATCCGGGGGCGTCAAGCTCCCCCGCGAGCAATGTAGCGCCATCAATGCGCTTCACTGGATCGGTTCGCAGCCAGGTTAATTGAAGGGGGTGATGCCTATTTACCCTCAGTCGGTACCTATGAGCAGATTGGGGCCATGCGGCTGTAGCCCGTAGCGGTTACAGCGGGTGGACGGAACTGCATGGCATAGCCGGAGAGAGGAACCCGGCTTTCATCCCGGCTTTCAACTCACAGAGGAGGAATATGCAGCCTATCACCGCTTTTGTTCTCGGAGCCGTCTTTGTGGCGCTCCTTCTCATTCTCACCCACACCATTACCGTCTAGGAGGATCATGCTCTCCGTCTTTGTCCAAAACGGGACGGGAGCCGGTCGCCGCTATGTTCGCGCTCTCAAAGACTGGTTCTGTCCTAAGTGTCAGCGAGAGATCGAAAAGTACTGGTCGAAGTGCCCCAAGTGTGGCACCGAGAGGCCTGCCTAGTGCCTAGGTACAAAGCGGACGACGGGGTTCCCGTTGACGCTCGGCAGTACTCAGAGCTAATTGAGCCCTACGGGGCCAAATATGCCTGGTTCCTACGGGGACACAACGGCAAAGAGGGGTATGCCCCTCACCTTTGGCAGGACCTCTTTCACAGCATGAAGAACCCCGAAACGGGGCGTATTGCGCGTTTCAGGCACCTTGTGGCCGGTAGACGAGGCGGAAAAACCATGTCTGCCGCCGAGGAGGTTGCCTGTTACGCGGCAAACCCGCGCATGTTCCATTGGGATGCGCATGGGAAACACTCTGATCGGGGACTATGGATCTGGATTCTCGCCAAGGATCACCCGGCCTCCCTTCCCGCCCTGATCTCCTTCCGTGAGGCGCTTGAACGCCACGGATTGGAGCATGGCAAAGACTACAAGGAGAACCGTGGACACCGTTGGTTTGAGTTCAGCAATGGCTCTTTCGTTCAGTTTAAGTCGGCTGATGAGCCGGAAGGACTGCGAGGCGCTGGACTGGACATACTCTGGATCGACGAAGCTGCCTTCATACCTTCTGATGACGCCTGGAACGTTGTTCGACCGGCACTTTCGGACAAGCTCGGCTGGCTCATTTCCACTACCACCCCCTCAGGAAAAAACTGGTTCTACGACACCTTCTGGAGCGACGAAGCCCTAAAGGACCCGGCTATCGGGCGCGTAGAGTACTGGTCGATCCACAACCCCTACTTCCCCAAGGAAGAGTGGGAATACGCCAAGAAGACCATGCACCCCATGCTGTTTGCGCAGGAGTACATGGCGTCCTTCGATTCCATGGCGGGCAAGGAACTCCAGGGAGACTGGCTGCACTACTACACAGAGGCCGACCTCCCCCGCGACAAAGAAACTAAGAAGGTCGCCCTGCGCACGTACATAGGCGTAGACCCGGCAATCTCCCTCTCGGAGAAAGCGGATTACTTCGCTATGGCGCTGATCGGAGTGGACGAGTCACGCAGTATTGCGTATCTGCTCGACCTCTACAAGGGACGAATCCCCTTCTCCGAACAACTCGACCTCATCCATTCGTGGTGGCTGATGCCCCCGAACGGGTGGCCGCGCCCCGATCTGATCGGGGTAGAGGCCGTCGCTTACCAGGCGGCACTCGTGCAGCAGGTTGGGAAGATGTCCGGCTTTCCCCCCGTGGTCCCCCACCTCACCAAGGACAAGAAGTGGAAGCGGATCTTGGGAATGTCCCCCTGGTTCAAGATCGGGAAGATCCGAATTCGCAAGGATCAGGTGGACTTCATCAATGAGTGGGTCGATTACGACTCCGAACTCAAGAACCCTAAAGACGACTGCCTGGATGCAGTCGAACTGGCACTCAGAACAGCCGGTGTGCTTCTACCCTCAATGATCGAACCGCTGGATGTTGACCATCCGGCTGGCTCCATGGATGAACTTGCGATGCGGCTCCGTCCGCAGAGCGCCTGGAGTAAGAAGTGGGAGGGTATGGACGAGCACCTCGGCGATGACTGGTAAAGGAGACTCTACATGCAGGTTGTTGACAAGATCGGCCTTCCGCCGGGAGTGTGCTTCGTTTGTGAGATGGCACCCACGGACGGACAGACTGTGGTTGATACACAGCGCGAATTCGAGCCTGGTGGACCCACCTATCTGAACGGGCGCAAGTACGTCTGCGACTCTTGCTCGCACACGGTAGCTAAGCTCTATGGCTATTGGTCGCCTAGCGAGGTTGAGTCCACGAAGGTTGATAACGAGTGGCTTACCGCTCGCGTCTCAGAGCTTGAGGATCGCGCCAAGCAGGTTGGCGAGGCGCTTCTGGCCTCCGGGCCTGTTGATCCCAAGGTACGCGAGGCTGGCACAAAGCCGAAGCCCGCTGCCAAGGCCAAGAAGGACGAATCCCCGGCCTAATGTTCGGCGTTAAGAAGGTTATTGAGACTCAAGACAAGACAATCGAGAGGCTCACCGATGTCATCGACACGATGGCGCAAGTGGAGCGTCTCGCCGAGGCTTGGGTCAAGGTTGCCCGACTCGAAGGAGAATTGGCGCTCAAGGACGAGCGGATTAAGTCCCTCACCAAGGAACTCAGTCTTCTCCAGAGCTTCCGTCCCTCCAGCACCCCCCTGTATTACACAGAGGAGGAGGAAGACGCGAAGTTCCTGCTCGACCGGGGGCTCATCGACAACAAAGAGTACCAAGACATCCTGGCTGCGGCTGGTTTCGAGAACACCGCAATCGAGATCGCCACTTAGTACTGCCCTTCCTAGCCTCCAAAGGGGGTGTAAATGGCGCATCCTGCCGACGCGCAGGAGCAACAGCGAACCGGCTCAAAGTCGATTTCGCAACTCCAAACCGCTGAAGACCTCCAGCGCAAGCTAGATGCGTTGAAGCGCGGTAGGTCCCTGCTAGAGCAACAGTGGAAGCTGAATCTGGCTTTCTACAAGGGTAGGCAGTACACCTACTACAACCGAGCTTCACGTCGGTTGGAATCCCTGCCGACAGACGATGGTGAGAAGCCGCGTCATGTCGTCAGGCTGGTATCCAATCAGATCATGACGGGGGCTCATTCGCTCCTGGCGAAGCTGACCAAGACGAAGCCGCAGATGTGGGCCACGCCCGCGTCCGGCTCCGATCAGGATGTCAAGGCCGCTCAAATGGCAGAGCGTCTTCTTGAGTACTGGTGGTACGACTTCAATCTAGACGAGCTTCTTGAAGAGGCTCTCCTGTGGTCGATCATCGCGGGTCAGGGCTACTGGAAGATCAATTGGGACCCCCATGCGGGGAAACAGCAGACCTTCACCCTGCGTCCAGACGGCACGCCCATCACGGACGGGCCGGAAAAGGATGCGTTCAAGGCTCAGCTTCAAAAAGCGCAGATCGACCCCTCTCAGTTCGAGAAGGTCGTCTATCTGGGGGATATCAAGGTGGAGGCTATGTCTCCCTTTGATGTCTACCTCGACCCTGCGGCCAAGACCTTCGCAGACTGTAAGTACGCAATCTGCACGCACAACCTAGACCCCGACGAGATCAAGACTCGTTGGGGAGTTGACGTGAAGCCGGACTCTACCACGGCTGCGCCTGATGCGCAGTTGCCGTTCTCCAATGCGGAGGACTCGGCGGAGTCCACAGTCAAACCCGTCTACATCGGGTACTTCCTCCCGACTGCTGCACTCCCGCAAGGGCGCTACGTGGCCTGGATCGAGTCCCCGAATCAGATCCTTCAAGACGGGCCGTGGCCGTACCCCTTCACAAGTCTTCCGCTCATCAAGTTCTCGGGCATCCGCATTCCTGGCGCGGTGTACGATTCCTCGGACGTGGAGCACTCCATCCCACTCCAGAAGGAACTCAACCGCACCATCTCGCAGATTGTCCAGTACAAGAACCTGACGATCAAGCCTCGTATTTGGTCGCCCGTGGGCGCGATGACAACCCGACTCACCTCGGAGGCGGGGGCGCTGTACGAGTACAACCCGATTGCCGGTCAGAGGCCGGAAGTCGAGAAGCTCCCGGCACTACCTCCCTATGTATTCGAGCACCTCCAGGACATCAGCGCACGATTGCGCGACGTGTTCAATCTCACGGAGGTGACCGAGGGGCAGCTTCCGCCGAACCTAGAGGCCGGGGTCGCAATCGACCTCCTCCAGGAAATGGCGACTGACAGACTTGCTCCACGGATTAAGCTACTGGAGAGGGCCCTGGCTGATGCTGGCGAGCAGATGCTCAAGCTGGCACAACAGTACTACATTGAGCCTCGGCTTTTGCAGATCAAAGGTTCGGGCGGCTCCGTCCAGGTCAAGCGGTTTAAAGGCGCTGACGTGGAGGGTGTGTCTGTCCGTGTGGATGTCGGTAGCGGGCTTCCCCGTACTCGCGCTGCGCGACAGGCTCGTATTGAACGGTTGGTCGAACTCGGCGTTATCCCGCCGGAGCAGGCCTTCAAGCACATTGAGCTTGCCGACATGCAAACCTTTGCCAAGATGTGGGCGGTCCACGAGGAGAAAGCCAACCGCGAGCATGACATGCTCGACGAGGGGCAGCCTCTCAATCCGACCGCGCTGAAAGCGGCTATTGACGCCGTAATGACGGGTGTGAACCCGGAGACAGGACAGCCTATCACTGGAGATCCCCAGGAGGTTCAGGGGATTCTGCAGCGGGCAGCCCTGACGCCGGGGATCGCAGACAACCACGACATCCATCTGGATGTCCACGGGCAGTTTATCAACGCCCTGGAGTTTGGTTCTCTCGACCCGGAGATTCAGCAGAACTACATCACGCACTATCAGATGACTACACAAGCAGCCAGCAAGCTGCCGCAGCCTCAGCCCGAGGCTCCGAAGGTCAACCTGCAGATCAAGAGCACCGCAGGGCCTACTGTGCAGTCGAAGATCCTCAACTCGGCTGGTGTCCAAGTCTCCCCCGAGGAGTCGAAGGAACTGCCGCTGGAAACGTGGGTTACGGACTCTATGGACAAGCCTGACGTGGATGAGGCGGGTAATGACCCGCTCACCTCTCAGGAGATCCAACAGCAGGAACTAGCCCAGGCGCAGCAGACCACCCGAGAGCAGACCGCGAAGGCTGATCTGGCGGAGAAGAAGGCGAAACAGTCCGACTTCTCCCCCAAGCCTCCGGCTGGAGGGTAAGTTGGCTCGGCGTATCTACACAGCCGAGGACAGGGCGGCAGTTAAGCTGGCCCTGGAGATCAACAAGGGCAACATCAAGGCTACGCACCGAGATACGGGCGTGCCCTACATGACCGTCAAATCGTGGAAGGACAAGTGGGAGGAGGCGGGCGTTCCGGCAGTTGTGTCGGACGCTCTGCCTCTTCTCGCATCCAACTTCGTTGAAGAGGGTATCCATGTACGCGATGCTGCACTCTTGAAGATCAAGGAACTGATTCCCAACGCGAGGATTCAGGACCTTCGTAGTCTCGCCACGCTCGTCGGGATTCTCGACGACAAGGTGAGAATGGCGCAGGGTCTTGCAACCTCTCGCTCGGAAGCAGTACACATCCATGTGGACCCGGAGGAAATAGGGCTGCAAATTGGCTCCCACATCCGGGCCGCTCTTGAGTCCGCGTCTCAGCGGGCTGAAGACATCATCGACGGGGAAGTTGTGGAACAAGCAGACGAACAAGATTCCTTTGCACTCCCCCTTTCCGTCTAATTTAGGAGGCAATCCCTCTTGGCCTATGACAGCCTAGAAGCTGCCGCTGAAGCACTCTCCAACGCCAACAGCGGGGGTAGCACCCCCAACGAAGGTGGCGGGGAACAAGCACCTCAGCAGGTAGCCCCTGAGGTCGATGCAGGAACAACCGGACAGGCCCCGCCTGCCCCGGACTCCTTCTCCAACATCGACCCGAATGCCCTTCCGCCTGAGTTGCGTGCACAGTACGCAAACATGCAGGGGGCGTTCACCAAGCGTATGCAGGAGCTTTCCGAGACTGCTCGTATGTACGAGCACATCGGTGATCCCGAGGTAGCTGTTCGGGGAGTAGAGCTTATGAAGGCGCTTGAAGAGGACCCCGTGTTCGTTCATCAGCAGTTGTCGAGTTGGCTCGAAGCCCAGGGCATGTCTCCGGGCGAGGCTAGCGCGGCTGCTGCCGAAATCCAGTCGGGCAACGAGTTTGACCCCTCCGGTGAGGATGAGTACGGAGTTCCTGAGTCTCTCCGCAGAGAGCTTGATGAGCTAAAGAGTTGGCGTCAGCAGGAAGAGTCCCTGCGTGCGGAGCAAGCGTACATGTCTGAACTACAGCGTGAGGAAATGGCAATTCGCCAGTCGAATCCGAACTTTACGGACGACGACGTGAATGCAGTCTACGAACTCGCATTCGCGCACGGCGGAAGCCTCCTTCGCGCTGAGACAGCGTACAAGCAGCTTCAAGATCGTTGGGCCGCGTCCTACATGAATCAGAAGGCGGCAGTTCCCGCAGGCCTTAACCAGCCTGGGACTACCGGCTCTGCTCAGACGCCGCAGAAGTTCGACCGCCTGGATGATCCGGGCGTCGAGAAGGCTGCACTCGCGGCTCTCGCCGCTGCTCTCGGGGACTCATAAGCGAAGCGCCAATAACGGCGCTTTCACTTCGACCTCAAGGGAGTATTTCGACAAATGCCTGTTGGTGCATCTATCAGCACCTTGTCGAGCATCCTGAAGGACTTCTATCTTCCGCCTGTAGTTGAGCAGCTTAACAACGAAGTGCTCATGCTTCAGCGGTTGGAAGCCCGCGATCAGGAGTTGTTCGGCAATAGGGCCTATCTGCCGCTGCACAAGTTCCGCTCTGGCGGTATTGGAGCGGTCCCGGAGAATGTGGCTCTGCCCGCAGCCGGGGCGCAGCAGTACGATAAGGCTGTTTACGACCTGAAATACCTGTACGGGCGCGTCCGCGTGACGGGTCCGGCCATGGCGAAGACGGCTTCTGAGGCCGGTGCTTTCCTCAAGGCGCTCCAGGGCGAGCTTGACGGCATCCGTAACGACCTCAAGAAGGACCTGGCGCGTCAGATGTACGGTGATGGTTCGGCGAAGATCGCCACCTGTGGTGTGACTTCGGCCTCGAACACGGTGGTTCTGGCTTCGGCTGAGCCGCTGCGTAAGGGCCAGATTTACATTGGCATGGTGGTTGATATTGGTACGGCGGGTGACGCGGATGTGATCGCGGCTGGCCGCAACGTGACTGATATCAGCATCGCTGGCCCCTCCATCGTCATTGACGGCGGCACGGTCACGACCTCTGGCTCGCACTTTGTGTCGAGGGCAGGGTCGCGTTCGGCCACGGACGGTTCCTCGTTCGAGATTGACGGCCTCCAGTCCCTTGTCTCCGGTTCTGCCGGGGGCACGGTTGGCGGCATCAACTCGGGCGCGGCTGGCAACGGGTGGTGGGACAACCTCCGCATCGCTGTCGGTGGCGCTATCGCCCAGGATCACATCGTCCAGGCTCGCAACGTCGCTCGCATCGCGGGTGGCGACCCGAGTATGCTGGTCGGTTCCTACGGCGTACAGCGTGCGCTCTATAACACCTTCACGAACAACGTCCGTTTCGTGAATACGGTGGACTTCAAGGGCGGGTTCTCGGCTATTGAGGTGGTTAATCTCCCCTTCGTGGCTGACCTCGATGCCCCGTTCGGTACGATCTTCTGTCTTACCGAGAAGTACATCAAGGTGTTCTCGCCACGGGATTGGCACTTCCTCGACGAGGACGGCAACACCCTCAAGTGGGTGACCGGCTTCGACGCTTGGGAGGCTGTTCTGGCTCGGTACCTGAACATGGGTACAAGCCGCCGGAACTGCCAGGTCATTCTCACTGGTATCACGGACACGACGGGCTTCTAAGCCTGATCTGGGTGGGGGGCTTCGGCCCCCCGCTCACCTAACCTAGGAGGATTGCATGAGTGTACGGCTCTACGTGCCTGGTCAGGGCATGGTCGATGCGTCCGCATATCGCGTCCAGAAAGCCGTGAAGGAGTACGATGAGCGCCTGTTCTTCGCTCGCAACACGGATACGGGCCAGTGGTGCATCTACCTCCAGACTGAGCGCGATGTTGAGCCGCTGCCTATCCTCGGCTTCAACGAGATCCCCGACGACCTTGAGCACATCAAGAAGGAGCTTTACAAGCGCGATGCTTGGCGGCGCGGTTCCGAGATTCTTGACGACATCAACCGGCGCAATGCCGACATCAAGAAGGAGCTTGAGCGCAAAGCCAAAGACGGCGATGCTGCTGCAGCCGAAGCCTTTGAGTGGGGGTTCCGCCAGATGGGTGCTTCTCCTACAACCAAAATTTTCGTTCCTCGAAGTGTGGACGGTGACTAATGGACCTGGGTAGAATCCTCGCCCACCTCGATGCTCATGGGTTCGAGGACTCAGACACGCAGATCAAAGTAGACATCATCTACGACATCATCACGGAGTTCTGCTCTTTGACAGACTGGCCGTGGTTGGATGCGGAGGCTGACATCACCCTAACGGGTGGCAGTAATACGGTTACGCTTCCCTCCGATTTCCTCCGCCCGGTCAGCTTCATCATTCCGTCTCTTGGCATTTCGCTCAACCCGGAGCGGATGGAGCGGATCAACAAGAACTTCTCTAGCGCACTCACCTTCTCCGGTTCCCCGATCTACTACTATCCTGTCGCCGGAGCCTTGAAGGTTTATCCCGTCCCGAATCAGAGCTACGCGGCCAAACTCCAGTACAAGCGGCTGCAAGGTACTCTGACCTCTAGCTCGGCTGAGAGCGCGATCATCATTCCGCCCCGACATCATCGGGGCATTATCGTCAATGGATCACTTGCTGCGCTCTATGCGATGGAAGACGACCCGGATAACGAGGCTATCTTCCAGCGGCGCTACGAGCGGCGCGTTGAACTTGCCACGGCTGATATGTGGCGGACACAGGACGACAGGCCCGACTACATGGAAGACCTGGACTCCGATCACGACATCTTCTTTGGGGGGTAATCTGTGGCTTCTTCACCAATAGAGATGCTCCCCTTCGAGAGCTTCGAGGGCGGGGTTAACCTCGCTGACGCCGCGCACGAAATCGCGGACAACGAAGCTCGCTACCTACAGGATATCTTCGTCAACGAACCGGGCCTCACCACGAGGCGGGGTCCGGTCAAGCCTGTCTCGGGCAGCGCCACCTTCACTCTCCGAACTATCGGAATGGTGGCGGCACAGAATCCCCGTACCGATACCCGCGTAGCGGTGGTCGAGGGTGGCGGCTCTAACGGATTCGTCTCGGTTCTTGCCGACGACGGCACCTCCAAGACGCAGCTTACCTGGGGCGGCAACTTCAGCAACTCGATCTCCTACATCCTGGATGCGAAACCCGCTCTGGCGGGCGGAGCGTTGATTGGTACTTCCTCCCGCTACGATGCAACCGATTCAGCCAACCAGCTAATCGGGTATTGGGCAGGTGCGCGTAAGGCCAACTACAGTACCGGGACTATGACTTCCACCCTCTCAAGCACAGCCGTAACAGGCAGCGGTACTTCCTGGTCTACGAACCTAGAGCCGGGAATGTTTCTCTTCAAGAGTACGGGTGAGTTCATTGGGACCGTCAAGGTTGTTACCTCCAACACGGCGCTTACGCTTACGGACAAGGCCCTCTTTGGCGGGGCTGCTATGTCCTACACAGCAAAGTCCCTTCGGGGTCTTGGTAGGCGCATTGCAACAGGACGCATTACATGCGACTCAGCCAGTACTGCTGTGACGGGCACCAACACCAAGTTCCGTTATTGGGGCCTGAGCAGCGGGACGTGGGATTTCTTCCGCCAGAGCGACATGAAGTTCATCGGAACCATCACGGGAACTTCGGGTAACCTGGGTGCGACGCTAACCTCCAACGCTACGGCGTCAATGGACAACGAGCGTTATGTGCTGGTGCAGCGCGATTCTACTTATGCGTTCGACACCACGACTGCCGGGGTGGGCTTCATCACCGCCGTCTATGCGCACAGACAGTTCTACGCCAATCGAGCAGACCATCAGGATATCGACAGGTTTTGGTATTCAGAGGAGTTGGATTTCGAGGCGATTGACACGGCTCCCGCTGACGGTTCATTCGTCCGGGTCAAATCGGGTGATTCCAAGAAGCACTCGTCGCCCATCAAGGCGATGGTGCCCGCAAACAACTCGCTGTTGATCCTCAAGGAGAATGAGACTTTCGCCCTCTTCGGAGATCAGCCGGAATCTTTCGAGATCCGACGTATTTCTGACGATGGCGTGCTTTGTGGAATGTCCGCTGTCCCCTATAACGAGGGTGTCCTCTACGCAGGCCGCGACGCAATCTACTTCTACGATGGTGTCGAGGCTCAGAACATCAGCAAGGACAAACTTGGTGAGTTCTACAAGCAATGCGTGAAGACCTTTGATCCAGAGACATATCGGATGTGGGGTATGGTTGAGCGTGACCATTACTTCCTTCACATTGAGCATATCACCTCTCCCGTCAACACAGTACGCAAGAACACGGTAACGACCCCGACTCGGGTGACTATTGTGATCTATCTGCCGACGAATGCCTACACATTCTTCACGAATGTGGATTTCCGAGGCCACGCCAATATGCCCGCGACAAGCGCATTGGGTATGTGGTACGTCGTCAATGATAGTTCGGCTCATGCGAACATCTGCTCCATTTCGGATCTATTCGATAGCACCGGACTAGATACGATCACCTGTGAGGGTAACACGGCTGGACCTCGATGGTATGTCGAATCCAAGCGTCTATCTGCGAGTGAGCAGGTACGGAAGAAGCTCTGGAAGCAGTTGACAGCCCACTACATCACTAACGGCGACTCGCTTACTGTTGATGTCATTCCGGGGCTTGATAATCCTGGCATCGCTTCCTCCGTGGTACTGCCTAACACACACGGACTTTGGCAGCCTAAACGTGTCAAGTTCCTCAAACGCGCTCATCACTTGGGCCTTCGTATGTACGAGACTACGCCAGTCACCTCGACGGTGGTTCAGCTAGGTCCGTTTGCGATTGCCTTTAAGCGGATGCGTCCACAGAAGGTGTAGATGAGCAACAACAACGTCGGCGACTGGTCTAGTGCTCGGCTCTCACAGTTCGTCAAGAGCATTGTGCAGCAGTCACTAGCTCAGTTGCCGGGGTCTATGACCCTCAAGAACGTCACATCTAGCGGTAAAGTGACGGTGAACGACGAAATCGAATTGTCGCCTCAGGCCATCGCTTACATCAAAAGCAAGATAGGCGCTGGAGGCGGCGTCTCCGGTACCGTGGATTCATCCGGGGGTGTTGTCGCAGGCACGGGCTTTACCTGCAACAACTCAGGGACAGGTATCTTTGACGTGACCTTTAGCCCGTCTCTTGCAGTTGCTCCGGTCGCCATCGTTGTTACCGCTAACAACACGAGTGCTGCGAGGATTTGCGTGGTGTCGAGTGCGACGCTCAATACCTCAGGCTTCACAGTCAAAATCCGAGACGACAACGGTACCTTCCTGAGTGAAGGTTTTTCCTTCATCGCGGTAGTAACCTAAGGAGGTGAGATATGGCTATACCTGGCGCTGGACTATACGGCCAGGAAATGTCCCTGGCAGAGCAGGCCTATGAAGCCGCTCTAGCTGACATTAACAGGCGTCGCACATCTCTCCTCCAGCAACTCGGTATGCGACCCGTCATGGACGCGCAGGGGAATATCACCTCGCTCCAAGTGGACACTAAGAACCCTTACGGACAATATCAACAGCTTCGCCGTAACGAGGGCCAGAACCTCGATATCGCTGAACAAGACTCCATTGGTCGCGGCCTAGGTCACGGACAGGGTTTGGCTCATCAAGGGGAGACTAAACTCCGCTACGACCAGCACGTTCAGGATCTCAACTTCTCTCGTGATGCAATGTCAAACTTGTACGGGCTAGAGAATCAAAAACAGCAGGCTCTCCAGACTAAGAACTGGTCACTACTCACGGCTCAGCAGGCAGCCCTTCAAGCTGCGGCGGCGGCTGGTGCGTGGCAGCCTGGACCTACTGTTCCATCTGACCCGACACCTTCCGATCCGGGCACAGACCCGTATCCTGTAGGCAGCGCCAGTAACCCGACCGGGACAACGGCGGCTGTTCAACAGCGTCGTGCAAGTCTCGCTTCCGTATACGGGAGAGTTGCCCCCGATAACCGACCCGGCGTACGCGGTCCCGGCGCTCCTCTACCAAGGCTTTGGAGGCCACCCGTTTCTACTCAACGATCTAGACAACTGTGGGGGATGCACTAATGGCACTATGGGATATCGTTCCAAAAGCCCCTGCTCGTCGTCCTCCCGGCACTACCGGGCCTGTTGGAGGCACCATTGGAAGACCTCCGCCGGGTCCGATTGGGCCTACGGGTCCGAATGGCCGTCCGACGCAGGCTACCTTCTGGAGCATGACTCCGCGACAGCGGCAGACCATCCTCAAGAATCTTGGCTACAATGTGACTGTGGACGGACTTCCCGGCCCTCAGACCCTCGACGCCTCGAAAGCGTACATGGCGGGAGTTGCTCCCGGTGTGTGGAACAAGAGGAATCTGGCTCCGGGCGGCGGCACCGTCACTCCTCGCGCACCTAGTTTGGGCGCTAATACTACGGGTGCAAGCCCGACTAGCGGCGATCCAAGTACTCGCGCAGGCATGGGCCTCCCTCGTGGAGCATCCCAGGCGGACATTCCCGGCTATGTACCGGGCAATGCCCCGTCGATTGGCGTACAGAACACCAGCCCTGGTTCCCTGATGGGGGACCTGGAGCAGCTTGGGTACACCAACATCGACCCGAACAAGTACGCCGAAACCATCGCCAATCTCCAGTACGACGGTCCGATCAACGAGCTTGTCCGACAACGGGCGCTCGCGGAGAGTCGGGGAATCGGCGCACAGACCTCGCTGACTGACTGGTACAACCAGCTTATGCAGCAAAAGGATCTCGGCATCGCTGACCGTGAGGCCGCTTTCAAGGCGGGTAGCACGGGCTTGCAGGCAGCCGGGAAAGGTCTGATGAGCGCCTTCGGTGGCGGGGCAAATGATGCTACAGGGCCGATGGGGTCGGATGTGCTTAACCAGGTCGCCGGACTCACCGGCATCAACCAGGCGGCATCCAACTTCGACAGCCGACTCGGAGGCATCTTCTCCTCACAGGAGGCAGACTCCAAGAACGCGGCTCGGCTCCAGTCTGAGCAGGAGATCCAAAATCTGGCGCAGCAGCTTATCCAGATGCGACAGGATAAGGGCAATGCTCAGGGCGCAGCCCTCTATCAGGGTTACGGCCTGAACCAGCAGATGATGGGGAACTCCATCGACATGCTCGGAAACATTCGGAACATGGACACGCAGAACTTCCAGAACCGATTGGCTGCTGCCAAGTTTCCGCAGGACTGGACGACCCAGAACATCCAGAACCAAGGCGCGATCCAGAACATGGGGGTCGTGGGTGCGCTGGCTCCGGCTCAGATTGCTCAAGCCAATGCGAACGTGGATGCTACCACGCAGCAGACGGCTCAGGCAAGGCTGGACTACCGCACTACAAATGCTCAGTTCAAGCAATGGTTGGCGCAGCATAGCGGGCGCGGTCAGATCATCGACCCGACCGGCAATCCTCTGAGCGCACCGCAACTCAATGCGTTCTCGGACAAGATCGTAAAGAGCCTGTTGAACCCGACAACCGGGCAGCCCACCGTGGGCTCCAACGCGGCGTTCGGTCAGATCACCTCGATGATTCGGGGTTCGGGTCTGAACATCACGCAACCGGCTGTCCAGCAGTTCAGGCAGATGGTTCTTAGAACCCTCTTCCCTGGGGTTCAGTTCGGACCCAAGGGTAACCCCGTTCGCACACACTAAGGAGGTGAACTATGGCGTTCCGGCCTATGCGGATTGATTTCACTCCGCCCCGCGTACCTGGCACGTTCCATGTTCCCTCTAAGTCTAGTAACGGGCTCAGTCTGGATCAGTTGCTTAAACTCCAGGCAGTTATGGCGCAGAAGAGTTCGCACCATAGCTTCTGGGACGATGTAAAGAAGGGCGTAGGCGGGCTGTCTTGGGTCTTCGACAAGATCCTGCGGCCTAGTTACGCAGTCGCCTCAGCAGCGGATTTCGGTTCGCGCTCTGGCGGCTTCAATCTTGGCGAAGCTCTCCATGGTGCCCGTGAGGGGTTCATGGGACGTTCCAAGGAGGGCTTCGGCCAAGTCTTCGACAAGTGGGGTATTCTCCAAGGGCACAGGACGCTCCGGGGGATCGCCGGATTTGCGACTGATGTAGTCACAGATCCCACTACAGCCCTCATGGTCGCCGCTGCCCCTGTTACGGGCGGTCTGTCCTTGTCTCCGCTTCTGGCTAAGGCCGGTATTCGGGTGGGCGAGGAGGCCGTTGCAAAGACGGCGGCGTTCAAGGCGGGCAAAGCTCTGCTCGACGACTCCTTCGTGGCGCACACTCCCGAGGAGGCGCAGCATCTTCTGCCAGAGGCTCAGTCGGCTCTGCACGATCTGCAGGCGGGCGGTGCTTCCTTCGACTTCCGCAAGGCTCTGGGGCTGGCGCACGTAGACATCCTCAGCAAGCAAGCGGCGGGTCAGGAGATCGGAGCGGTTGAAGCGGCCAAGCTCAGCGCGTTCAGACGGGGCGCTTTGGAGGAGGAAATGGCTAAGACCCCGAAGGCTCTCCAGCTTCGGGCAGGCATTCCCTTCACCAACAAGCATGTCCCCCTGACTCCGGGGCTGATTCCGATTCCGAAGTCTCTGCCGTTCGGCGGCAAGGTTACGGGCGTTCTTTCCAAGGCATTCCGTCCTGGCGCAGAGAACCCTGAGATGCACGGCTACCTGATGACAGGTCGCCATGTGGGTGAGCAGCTAGCTGGCGACTACATGAATGTTGCTCACCATGCGTTTAACGGCATCGACATCAACACAGCAGACGCGCTCGACGCTCTTGGTAGGTTCGAGAAGAAGGGCGGCGTCATTAGGGCCGAAGATCCTCACACGGGCGAGGTAAGCTATCACCTCAACCCGGAGCGGATGCAGGGCCTCACCAAAGCGCAACAGGCTTACGCCGAAGCGTGGCACAGTGTTGTCGAGCACATCCGAAAGACGGATGAAGCGTTCGGTGTCAAGTACAAGGGCCCCGTCCTCGGTGAGAAGGGCCAACTCTATGTCCCGCACATCACCAATGTGGATGATGTGACGATGGGCGGTAACGCCGGACGTAAGAGTGCTATCGCCAAGCTGACCACGGAGAAGGGCTTCCAGAAGCCTCGCCGCGCTAACAGTACGGTTGAGATGCTACAAGCCGTCCACGCGATGGGCAAGGTTCCGAAGGGGATCATCGCCGATCCGATGGAGTTGTTGGCTAGGCGTGTGCGCGCAAGTGCCTCCAAGCAGGCCGATCAATTGGTGGTCGATGCTCTCAAGAAGAGTCAGGGACTCCCGGCTCGGCTTGTCAATGGGGGCAAGGTTACTAAAGCTCAGCGTGCGCTGACTAAAGCGCAGGACAATCTAGCGAAGCTCAGCCCCATGAACGAGGCCGAGCGCGCTCAGGTTGAGGCTGAACTCAAGGATCTCCGTATCGCGGATGTCCACAAGGAACACGACGCTATCCTGGCGCAGCTTCAAAAGAACCACAACCGCATCAAGTTCGGGCCGAAGAAGCAGACCAAGAACGCTACACTGGCTCGGATTCAGAAGGCGATTGAGGCGCATCCTGCCAAGCGTGAGGCTGCGATTCAGGCCGTACATGCGGGCGAGGATTCTAAACTCGCAGGGATTCATCGTGCGCTAGATAACGCCGAGAAAGCCAAAGCTGCACAGCACAAGGTTGCGATCCGCGAAGTAAAGGGTTTGCAGGCCGTTGTGGACAAGGCCGCTAAGGGCGTTCCGCATCCGAACATCGAGAACGCGAAGAAGGCGGGTTGGATCAAGCCGGAAGGCTTCGACCACTACTTCCCGCCGAAGGTAGCGCATCAGATCGACCGCGTTGTGCGCGTGTACCAGGGCGACGACGAAATGATCCAGGGACTCAGCAACTCGTACCGTAAGTACCTGTCTAGCTGGAAACTGCTGGTCACCTCCGTCAACCCCGGTTACCGTGCCCGCAACACAATGACGGACTTCTGGAACATGTGGGTGGCTGGCGTCCCGACACGGGGCATCGTTACCTACGGTTTCAAGGCCGCAAAGATGATGCGCAATGCCAAGACTGGCGCTGATAAGTTGGCGCAAGGACAGACTCTCAGCAAGACCGAGACTCATGCGCTCCGCGAAATGAACGATGCTTACTCGCAGGGCGTCCTCTCAGGCCTCTACCAGGGAGACATCCAGCAGTTGCGGCGGTACCTGGAGCATCACGGCTCCAAGCGCAGTCTCGCTAAGGACAAGAAGTTCCTGCACCTCGGAGAGAAGGTCGCTCAGGACCTCAACCGTAACGCGGAGAATTGGGGCCGCGTGGTACACTACCTGTACCGGCGTGAAGGTCAGAAGATGGGCGTTGCTCGCGCAGCCCGCGAGGTTAGACTCGCTCACTTCGACTATGAGGACCTGACAGAGATCGAGCGCAGGAAGTTCAAGGCTCTGCTGCCGTTCTATACCTGGACGAGGAAGAACATCCCCTTCCAGCTTCGGCAACTTGCCAGTCGTCCTGGCCGGTATGCGGCGTTCCCCAAGCTCGCCAACGAGAGTGAATACGCCTCGGGCGATAGCTCGGGCGACATCCTCCCCGGATGGATGAAGCATCAGTTCGCGTTCAAGACCCCTTGGGGCTATCACGTCCCGCAGTTCGGAGTGTCCGATCTGGCGGTCTTCAATGGGGATGCTAAAGACCATCTGCTCGGGATGATTACCCCGGCAATCAAGGTCCCGGTGGAACTCGCCACAGGCAAGAACCTCAGCACGGGTATCCCGCTCAAGAGCGATAGACACCCGCGTATGCCCGTCTCGAACTTCGCGGCGGACGTGTTCGGCGCTATTCCCGGTAACCCCTTCAACGTGGGGACAACAGAGCGCGCAGGACACAGAGGGGCTGGCGCAGGCTGGTTGCTTCCCTACTTGGGATCACAGCTTCCGCTAACCAACTACCTCATCAACAGCCGGTCTACTATCAAGACCAAGCAGCGAGGTGTCGGCGGCGACCTGTCCTACCTGACCGGACTCAACCTCCGGCAACTTGACAACGAGACGACGCTTACGGCCATGCTCCAGCAGATCGCTGACGAGGTGGCTAAGAAGAAGCGCGGTTACAGAGACGAGGGACTGATTCCAGAGGTTAGTCGGAAGAAGTCCCCCTTCGAGGCATATCTACGCGAGCAGGCTAGTACAGCCTTCGGGAGGTAACTCTTGGCTAATGTTGACTGGTGGGAGGGGTATATCCGCTCTCAAGCAGCGAAGTACGGCCTTGATCCCGACGCACTAATCGCGGTGGCTCAAAGCGAAGGCCTCGGTACCGCAGGAGATCACGGCACGGGCGGAGGTGTTGGCGACAACGGCACCTCCTTCGGGCCTTTCCAGCTACACGTTGGAGGCGCTCTCCCGCAAGGTCGCGGTCGTGCGTGGGCTGAGTCTCGCGCTGGAATCGACTACGCTCTTGGGCAGATAGGCAGCGTCGCCAAAGGATTGCACGGCAGCGATGCTATCAGCAACATCGTCTCGCAGTTTGAGCGACCCGCTAAACCTCTGGCAGAGATCCAGCGTGCCCTCAGCTACTACAAGGCTACGCCGGGTGTTATTCCGCAGCAGGGCTTCATAGACGGCAGGAAGAAAGGCGTCGCCAATGTGGGCGCTTCCTCGGACGCAGCTTTCTCCGCGACAGGGGGTGCGCCGGAAGATCCAGGCGTAGGTGGCTCCTTCGATCCGCGTCGGCTGCTAGCCTCTGCAATGACCGCTAGCGCCAATTTCGCAAAAAGCGGGCATATCGACCAGTCGGGCACCATTCAGGCGCTCCTGGCTCCTCCTGCGCAGCGACAGGCCCCTTCTCAGCAGACTGCACAAGCGGTATTGGCAGGAATTGGGGGTGGCGGGAGTGCTCAGGCCTACAACACGGCCAAGGGAGGCCTCGCTGAGGCGTTCTACGACCCGCTCGGTCAGTGGGACAATGGCCGCTTCTCCTCCAAGGGAATCGGAGGCCACTCTGATCACGTTCACGTATCTATCACGAATGCTCAGACGATGCTGCGTGCAATTCGCAGAGCGCAGGAAATGGGACTGGCTGCTAGGGAAAACCCCTACGTAGATGCGGTCGATCCTGTACACGTTAAAGGTTCTTACCACTACCGCGACTTCCCTGGACAGTATGGGGGCAAGAAGCTCGGAGAGGCGCTGGATGTTTCCGGCAACGCCAAGCTGATGTCCGACTACTTCCGATGGGCGCTCGCAAACCTTCGATAGGAGGAAGATGCTTCCTAAAGGCACAGGGATGCCGAGTCAGTCTCCGCATCCTATGGGTTTGTCGCCCGAGGAGTACGCTCGTAGACGACTAATGCTTGCGCAGCGCGCAGGCTTGTTTCGCGGACCTATTCCGCAGGGGAACCTCGCGGCTACCTGGCGAAACTTCTCCACCAACCTCTCCAGCGATGCGGCACAGCATGGCTATCAGGACCCTAACCAGTGGATGCACGACTCTGCTCGGGAAGGTCAGCCGGTCATGGGGCCGCGCTTCCTCGGAGGTGCTATCCAACAGCAGGGCGCAGGCTTTGCGGGTGGAGGTGGTGGGCCGAACTTCCTAGGGCAGCCTATCGCTCCTGGTGGTCCGAATGCAGGCGGGGCTTACGTCAACAACGCAATGGCTCCTGGTTTCCAGGGCGGCCCGATGCACCAACCCGATCCTCGCGGCTTCGGTCCAGGCGGTGCGGGCGATGTTCTACGCGGCAATCCCTCATGGGGTCCTGGCACTCCCCCGGATATGTCTGCTCAGGTCAATCAGCAGGCGCAAAACTATCCTCCGGCAGTACAGGGACTCATGAACGCCGAGAACCCTCTCATCAAGCAGATGTTGGCACAAGCACTCGCGGCAATGCAGCGCGGTGGCCGACCCACTGGACTAGCGCAATACTAACATGCCCGAGGACGAGACTCCTAGCGGACGAGTGAGTAACCGCCAACTCAGCGATGGGTTGGACCTCGTTCGCGCTGAACAGAAAACGGAACACATCAAGACAAGGGCGCTCGTCATTCTGCTGGCTACTCCTAGTGTGGCCCGGACCCTGCCTTACGTCCTTGGAGCCCTTCACATCAGTGTGCCTGGGTGGTGGCCTCTATGATGCATTGGCACACAAGTAATAGGTTCACTTGGCGGGATCTAATCCTATTTGCTGCTGTCTTCTGGATGGTAGCAACCGTTTACACAGGAGCAACCCGCCGAGACAAAAGTTATCGTGAAGCAGATCACATTGCCTGTACGCGCATTGAGGTTCTCAAGGCTGGATTCCGCGATAGCTTTGAAGAGAACCGCAGAGGGTTGGACAAGATCGACTACTACAAACTCCATCCTTACGAAAAGGCTCTCGCTGAAAAGAGCATTGACCACGAACTCAAACGATACGCGCCTAGCAAGTGCTGAAAGGACCTATGCTCAAGAAACTTGAAGGCTACCGCAAAGCGGTGGTCGCGGCTGTAGCTGCTAACGGTGCAGCGATTGCGCTGGTCACAACGGCGGATTTCTCGACCAAGCAGGGCATCGTTACGTTCGTTGTTGCAGAACTCGCCGCCTTTGGTGTCTACAAAGTTCCCAACGCTCCGGTGAAGCCTTAATGGTTACGCCAGTCTACATCCGCGCACTCGAAGAGGCAAAGAAGCGTCTGGGTATCAGTGAACATCCGCTCGGCTCCAACAGTGGGCCTGAGGTGAATGCGTGGCTACACACGGCAGGGGCAGATAGCCCTAATCCGTGGTGTGCCGCCTTCCTGTACTCGATGTTCCTGGTGGCCGGTTCCAAGGCTGTTAAACTCATTCAGTACCCGGCCTCGGTACTCTCCTGGGTTGAGGCTGCTGAAAAGAACGGCTGGAAGCGCGACCGTCCCTTCAAGGGGTACGGCGTGGCTTACTCCTGGCATGGGCACGACCCGCATCCCGACGACCACATCGGTATCGTCGAGAAGGTGCTGGCACTTCCGCGCCTGCGTGCAAACGGCCTCGCCTGGAAATACTGGATCAGGACGGTTGAGGGCAACACGGGCGACAAGGTACAGCGCCGTTGGCGTTGGGTCGATCCGAAGGATGTTGTCTTCATTCGGATTTCGGGGTAACTCATGAAGCTAACTACGGACCAGTTCCAGGCAATCACGCGCTACCACTTCGGAGTCGGTCCGAAGCCATGGACAGGACACCCCCATATCTCTGTGGCCGATCTAGGCCGCGTGGAGTTCGACCGCGTTACACAGTGGTGGGCTCAGTGGGCCGCGTGGAACGCATGGCTGGAAAGCGGCAAGCAGGGGCCTCGCCCGAAGGTATGGCGCATCGGCTTCCCTGTCTCTCGCTTTGCTTGGACCCTACGGAGCGAGTGGCGCACGGCACATTGGTCGCCACCTCCGGTTCCAGGGCCTCCGAAGCCCCCGCCTCCTCCGGCTACCCCTCCCGGTTTAGAGCGGTATCAGAAAGCCACTATCTGCGGCCAGAATCCGATGGATTCGCTCATGTGGCATGGCTGCAAGATCGTTGGATTCACCGCCGACCCTAACCCGGCCTACAGCCAGTGGGTCACGCAGGCGAATGGCAATCTCGTGCGTGCCGCAGGCAAGGAGCCTGTGGTTTGGTACGTCCCGGATCAAGTTAGTCACGAGCGTGCGCAGGAATGTGCGCGCATCCTGGGCGGCAAAACCGCAGATGTCCCTGCCGAGATATGGTGCGACGTGGAGTTGCTTGATCGCTACCGCAGGGCTGTGGCGAACGGAGTCAAGGTCGGCATCGCCAACCTCTCTGACTTCTGGCAGGACCCGGACGCTCAGAAACGAATCAACAGCGGGGAGTTCATTGTCATCAACGAATTCTATTGGAACCAGGACAGTTCACGGAAGCCGGACAACCACGGCCTCCCGGTGGCTTCGATGTGCATAGCCGTCTATGACGGGCACTCGGATTCCACCTCGCCTAACGCATGGGAACCGCACGTTCCCGCGTACTCGGCAGCGGGATATCTGTGGCCGACCGTCTGTGTCTACAGCGTGAACATGACTCCTGGTGATTGGGCGGCGATGCCATGAGCTTCCTAAACAACCTCAAGCGGGACGCGCTTGGCACCCTACAGGGGCTTGAGCCTCAGAACCTACTGGCTGCACTCATGCATCCCGGCAGGACTCTGGGCGGTATGGCTGACTTTTACGGCCAACTGGCTCGACATCCGATTGGCACGTTCGAGAATGCCCCGATCAGTTCGCTGCTTGGAGTAGCTCCGGGCGTAGGTGTGCTTGGCAAGCTCGCCAAGTTCAGGGCCTTCGAGGATGCAGGTGCCTTTGGTGCACTCGATCCAAAGACCCTTCGATCTCCGGCTGAAATGACCTTCGCAGACGTCTCTAAGGCTCCTCCGACCTCCTTCGACATCATGGGGGAGAGCGGCTACGGGGAGTCTTTGGTTCCCCCGGTGGGCTCCATGCTGGATGCTATCAAGCAGGGTCCGCAGTTCAGTGGCATTCCTGACTCAGTAGTTATGAGTCCTGAGGGACAACACATGATGTCCTCTTGGAATCCAGAGGGGCCCAATCCTGTCAGTCCGAACCAGCCTGGGATTACCTCACCGCAGGATGTCTACGACATGGCTAATACAGCCGACTACGTTAACCCGGATGCCCCGAACATGAACCTCATGATGGACAACCATATGAAGTCTATTGGACCCGAGGATCAACAGTATCAGGATTATTTGGACTCGCTTCCAGAGGCCAGCGGCGCTCAGTCCTACGGGCAGGGCCTTGATTATGGGAACATGACGCTTGAGGACTTCCAGAACGCCGGAATTACAGGAGCAATGCCCCCGGAACTGGATCAGTTCCTTCGGCCCTATCAGGCTCCTAGTGATGCGCTCTATAGGCCGGACGACCAGGGCGGATCTCTCCGGTTGGGACAGTCTGTTTATCCCCACTTCGGGCAGGCAGATCCCATGCTGCAACAGCACATGCTCCATCAGATGATGACTGGCGCAGCCCCGGATCTACGCACCAAGCTCCTGCAGATGTTGATGCAGGGCCACAGTAACAGCTAACACAACGAGAAAAAAGCCCCCCTTGGGAACTTATCCCTTGGGGGGCCAATTTCTTTACCGCGATCTCAACGTGTGTTCTTTCGCCTTCGCATGTACTCGTAGGCCAGGTCGATTACGACCAGGACAGCCAAGCGAGATAGCGAGGGATTACTTCTCCAGGCACGGACAACAGGGTGGCACGCAGTCTTGTACGCCACACCCTGCAGCCGTGTCTGGGCCTTTTTTGTTGGCTTGATGACTACTTAGCGGCGGACAGTTCCCACCCAGGGCTCAACACCTTGAGTGTTCCATCCTTCAAGTAGGCATATCCCTGCTGCCAGGTAGGGAAGGTGGTAGTTCGCTGGAGGTATGCGGTCTTTGTTCTATCGAACAGTCCGCCGATTTCCGCTACTACCTTCTCCCCGTCCGGTCCATATCCGACCGCACAGTGGTGGCTGTGGGCCGTGATGATGTTCGCATTGTGCTTGCTTGCAAGCCGTCGTGCGTTGTTCAGGGGTACTGCGGTGTAGTTCTTCGGGTGACAGATGTACCAATCGGTATTCCCGTCGCCCTCGATCCACATATGGTCGAGGTTGGTGAAGATCATCTTCGTCAGAAGCTCCTCGCCCAACACGCCGAACACCGTCTTCATTGCCTCCCGGAACTGAATGGCGAACCCAAGGGCTCGGTGCATTCGGGCGTCATGGTTGCCCCAGAGGTAGTAGATGGTGTCGAACGTCTCAAACAGCACCCGCATTACGGCAATGCCCTCGTTAAGCTCGCGCTCAAGTCCGGCGTCATGCTGCTTGGGCTCGTACTGCGACAGGGAATCGAAGTTGAAGAAGTCGCCTGCGATGCAGAGCGTCCTCAGGTTCTCCGTCCGTGCCGTCTCGATCATTTCGTTCACATACTGAGGGTCGTAGAGAGGAACGTGCCAATCGGCGGTCAGCATGATGTCTCCGCTGTGCACGATTGGTGTATCGAGTTCGATACGGAACCGCTCCTCGTCCTCCGCCTCCATCAACGGGATTAGGTGTCGCTGGTATCCGATGGATTGGAGAGCACGGCGTACAGTTGATTCATCAACGCCTAGCTGCTTTCCGATCCGCCGGTTAGACCAGCCCTTGTCCGCGTAGGGGACGTATACCCTCGGGTCAATGAGCCTTTTGCTCAAGTGCCTCCGTTCAGGTCGTTGTGGAGCCACTCCAGTCCCTTGAGGTAACGCTTGCGCATTGTCTCTCCAGAGACTCCGAGCAGCTTACCGGCGGTGCGTGTTGCGATGCACAGCAGCCCACACAGGAGCACAGCTTGGTACTCTTTGGGCGGCATACGCCGGAGCGATTTATCCAGATCCGCCAGGGTAACGAGGTAACGCAGACGAGAACGCTCGGTGCCTTTTAGCTCCCGTAGCTCCTCGTACTCCTCGACCAGGGTCTTGACTTCTGACGCCTTGTAGTTACTCCTCGGCTTCTTTGGGTTCATGCCCTGAGAAACCGTGGCGTCTACAGACCCGCACCCAATCCAGCATGGCGCGCTGGATCACAAGGTTGGCGGGAATGTACGTCGGGTCAATACTCTTTTCGAGTAGCAACCAAACCTTTATCAAGCCCTCCTGGACAAGATCATCGAACTCCGCACCCCCAAGCCCAGACATTCGATAAGCGAGTGCCTCGACTCGGGGCTTATGCTCTGCAACCGCCTCGCTAGAGACGGCCATGACCTAGAACGGAACTTTGTCGTCAGGCTTTGCAGCGGTGGTCGAAGTGATGACCTCGCGGGGTGCACCAGC